ATAAGAGAGAAGCTCTTGTTCAGGCATGATACCGTCGGTCAGACGACCTTCGGTGTACAGATGACCGATAGCCTCGGCCATTTGCATCCGACGGAAGTTCATCTTCTCCTGACGGTTGCGATTCTCAAGCTCAGCGTACTTTTGCTTCAGGTTGGCCAGCTCTTCAAACATGGCAGACATATTCATGCCTTGATCCACGCTGCTCATAGAGCGCATGGGGCTGCCATAGCTCATGCCGCAATGGTCAACGGAGTATTCACCTTCTCCGTAGCTCTCTTCACCCTCATCCACACCGTCGTCGCCTTCGCCTTCCTCATAAGTGGAGCCAAAACCGGTCTTAGTGTAGGGGTCTTTCTTCTCACCATGCTCCTCAGCATAGACGCCGCCAGATTTCTTCGAAACCTCAGCAGGGTCAGTCACTGTGTCCATAGCGCCAGGCTTCAGTTGCTTGGACTTGGAAGGCTTACCATCGCCAATGTCCTCCCGGAGCTTGCTCAGGGAAGCTTCGCCATAGGCGCCGCCAGGACCAACGGTCTCAGCAGCCTCATCCACCTCATCCATAGCGCCGGGAGTCAGCTGCTTGGACTTGGACTTGGGCTCGCCCTTGTAGGATTCAGCAAAAGCACCGCTAGGACCAACGATTTCGCCAGGTGTGTCGGTGTCGTCCATAGCGCCAGGGGTCAGCTGACGGCTCTTGGACTTTTTGCCATCACCGATTTCGCCACGCAGGGTTTCCAGGCTGGCTCCGCTATCAGCGTCGTCAGTCTCATACTCAGCATGCTCAACGGTCTTGCTAGCAGACATTCCCTTGCGAGCGGTGGTTACACCCTCATCTCCGGTCATTTCGTCAGCTTGAGGCTCAGCATAGAGCAGGTCGTGAGTTTTCACGCCCTTGGCACGGGCATCAGAGGACTTCTGACGCAGAACGCGCATGTTCTTGTCGCTCATGACATTGGTCATGCCAACAGCAAACACCTCGTCATCGGGCATTTCCTCGGTCTCGGTTGGGATCTTGGTTGCGGTTTCATCACGACCGTAAGGGTCGGTGCCAGAGGATACTTTAGGACGATTCGGTTCCGGATAGTCCTCGGCGCCGTCATCATACTGGTCCATGTTGGTCACTTGATCGTAACCATCTGCCTGGCCTGCCCAGCGGTCGCCATCCTGATCAAACTCGTTTGCCTTGGCAGTGTGCATACGGTCACGCTCTTGCTCACCGTTCTCTGCGGTGTGCATACGGTCGCGATCTTGCTCGCTGCTCTTGGCGGTTTTCATTCGGTCAGAGCCATTGCCGCCACCGGGGGCCTTACCGGTCTTCATCCGGTCAACGTAACCGTTTTCAGTAGAACGAGCGGTGTCGTAACGGCCTGTAGGATCTTCCGCATGGTCAGCAGAGCCGGGGCCACCGTCACCGCCGTGGCGCTTTTGAACACCGCTGTCGGTCATGTCATCCTCGGCATGCTTGGCGTCCATTTCCTCGCCTTTGCCTTTCTTTTTCTCGATTTGCTTTTTGAAAGCTTCGGGAAGTTCTTTGTGTGCTTCGTCGTAGACATTCTCTACAACTTGCATGACTTGGCCGTGGGCACCTTTAGCGTGCTTCCGGCTGATTTTTCCTTGTTCCATAAATTCCTCTTCCGGAAATTGAGTTTCGAGGTCAGCCGTCTGCTGAGCGATTTCAGTTCCTTCGCGACCCACGTTTTTGGTAGATTCCTTGAATTGGGGAGCGTCAGGATTGGCCATCTGTCCGAGCTCGGGTTGCTCCGTGACGGACGAGGTGGTGACTTCTTCCATTTGCTCGGTAGGTTGTGCTTGTTGGTTGCCTTGTAGTTCTTTTACCGCACTTGACACATCCTGACGGACTTCATCAAGCTTCTCTCGGAGCATCTCCAACGGGCTCTTTTCCACGATGAGCGTGGGGCCGAGTTCCTCATCGAAGATATCCGAGGGAGCGAGAGCTACGGCAAAGTCGTAAACTCCCTCCACCTCCGAGAAGGAGAAGGGTTCTAAACCTTTTACCGCCGGGGGAGAGGCCCCCAGCAAGGCAAGGTGTCGGGCACTCCACTTACCCTTGTGGGGATTTATTGCGGAATCAGGAGAATAAAAGGAGATCGAAACCTTGCGGTAGTGACCATCTTTTACCAAATCCTTGGCGGTATCCGTGAAGGCAACGTCGGCATACAAATTGCCTCCCTGCTCGGTGAATCCTTTGATCCAACCGTAGGCAGGAAGGCTGTCGTTGTCGCCAGCGTGACCGATTACAAGGGGAGCTTCATGGATCGAGGGATCATACGTTTCCACCACTTGCTTGAGGTCTCTGTCAGAGAAATGTCTCTGGACCCCTTGGGCAGAAGTTTGATCACCTGCTTTGAAGACGTGGATGCGTTTTGTAAACACCGTGTTATTTAGTGACCCATTGTTCTGTTTTTACCCTACTTGCGATCCATCTCAACAGCTTCATCTTCGCTGATTTTTTGGTTGCCGAATGGCTTTTCTTCTTCGTCGGAGATACTTTCTTCGGGCTCATTGTCCCAGAGATAGTCCAACTCTTCGTCAAGACTTGTCTCAGGTCCGGTTTGCCCTTCCTCGATGGCACCGAGTTGTTCCTCCGGAGTGGGTTCACCGATGGCGTCAGACTGCCCCTCCTCGGGAGCGGCTCCGGCTGGCATTGCCATGGTATCAGCTGCTTCCTGAATATCTCCAGCAGCAGCTTGCTCTTGTTGAGGGGAGGGTTGAGCGCCGGCCTCGTCCCCAAAGATCGATCCGAAAAGATCTTGATCTTGCTGTGGGTCAAAGGTGGTCCCCTCTTCTGCCTCTTGCTTCTGGCTCTTTTCCTCAAGCTCCACACGGAAGTGACGCTCAATCCATTCCTTGCGAGGAGTGTATCCAGACTGAATCAGCAGGGACACGTCAGGCATTGTGAGGGGAGATTCCTCGATGCGGAACTCACGAGTCAAGTATGGAGCAGCAACGTCCATGCCGAAGTTGAGATCCACGATCCAGCGAACAAGGGTCTGTGTCAGCGTCTGAGACAGCATCTCAGAGATTTCACTGGCTCGGACAACGCGAATGGTGTTAGCAACTTGCGAGGAAGCACGAGAGCCAGATTCAGCCTGTCCGGCTTCATCTTCGCCACAGATTACCAGGGAAATTTCTTTGTCAATGTAGTCAATCAGGTTCTTGAAAACCTCAGGAGACCCGGTGGGAACCACGAAATCAAGTTCGTAGCCCTCGGGCAAAATCATTGCCGTTTCTTGGGAGAGATTGGATAGGTGACTGTAGAGCGTATCCAATTCTCGAGTGCTCGCTGAGAGCGGGGCTTTTGCAACAGCAGTCGGCGTCGCGTAACGGTCGCCGTAGAGCACGTAAGACTCGATGGCACGGCGCCGAAACTTGACGAGAGGATAAAGAATGCGACCGAGAGCAGCACCGTATGGGTCGCCGTTGTGCGAAACATAATACCTCGACACAATAAATTTTCTCTGAGGCAACTCAACGCCCTCAAACATACGGTTGAAGGTCAAGCATCTCATTGTAAAACCGTTTACAGCGTCCTGCTCTTCTTGGAACACAAATCGCCGTTGATCCCTCATTCTCACATCGAAAGGAATAACTCCCCTCTTGGTTTTTTTCCACATAATCTCTCCAACGGAGAAACCAGTAACCATAGCCTCTGCCATTCCGACATAAATGTCGTCAAGGGGCATTTCTTCCAGGACCTCAGCGACAAAGTCGCGCACTGCGAGGTCGCCGGGCTTATCTGAATATTGTTGAACGAACCAAGGTCTTGATGTTACTTCTTGCAAAAGTTTTCTAAAACACGCTTGTACTTGCTCATCATAAAGCAAGCGTTGATAGACAACAAGCGCGCGGTTTCCGCCCTTACTGATGAGCAAATCATCGTTCGGACGAACAATGGTATTCCCCTGCCCCGTAAAGGGGGAGGAACTACCGAACATGTATATTGACGATAAATTGTAAGGATCACTTACGTATCTCGCAACTTCCCCACTAGGGACCGGAGCAGTGCGGAATCTTTGTGCCATTACTTTTTCCTCCGGAGCATACCACTAACCCAACCTTCGCCGGGACAATACAGGGATCTTTTCTGTTGGGACCCGTTATTCCACCAACCCCAACCAAGTTGGTGTCCTTGCTTAGACACACCATGCAGATGCCCGCGAACCCAACCTTCTCCTGGGCAAGTTGCAGAACGGACAGAGTTTAACCCGTCATTCCACCAGATTGCTGTGAAGGTTTCCGGCATGGTCAATCTACCAAGAACCCAACCTTCTCCTGGGCATTCATTGCTTCGGCGGTCTTCTTTTCCGTTATTCCACCAAGTTGTGTTGGAGCAGGTGTTCCCCCCGCTTTCCGCTGATGGTCGCAGGTTATAACACCACATAGTCCCGTGGTAGAAGTCCAGATAATACTGCTCCTCGTCACGAGTTTCCAGTCCGTCATCCTCTCCGACAATCCAATAGAAGTTTTCTGGATTTTTTCTCAATGAGCGGTGAAATGCTAAGTCCCCCTCATTTCTGTGGTGCCTTTTACACCGTGCGTCAAAGTTTGTGGTACTCCCCACGTAAAACTTCTTGTTGGTTAGATTGATCGCGGCGTAGGTAATCACACGGCAACAGCGTTTATACTATATTTTACCCGCTCACGCAAAGCGTAAACACCCGGTCAGTTGGCCAAGGTGAAGCTTATCGGCGGTTGTGGTGCCCCATTCACCGCATACTGAATAAAAACTCGATAGAGACCGTCATCGCCGCCTGTGATCCAATCTCCGGTCACAGAGATGTCTGACAGACCGTCTACATTCTGTAAAATACTATATTGAATCGCCGAATTGATTTGCCCTGGGTCCAAAATCTCCAGCACATAGTCGCCGATTCCGTAGTCGGACCTCATCACCCGCTCATAGTAGCGGGTTTCAATCACGCTGCGGATTTGCTGTGTGATCAGGGCGTAGTCCGTACTTGTGGCGAGATTCCCATTGTCCACCGTCAGGGGATAGGAGATGCCACGAATCTGTGGAGATAGAATGGTAACTTCACTCATCGAATGTATCTCCTAGAGATTTGAAACTCGAGAGCATTCACTCTCTTACGAACTTCTTCTTTGCTCAAGTCACTCTCAATTACTTTGGGAATTTCTTTCCGCAGAACATCGAGCGTTAGTGATTGGTAGTATGTTGGATCCACGAGGGATGCCTCTTGTTTCTGTTCGGAAAGAAGGGAGAAGCAGAATGCTTCGAGTGAAACACCCTGCTCCTCAGCTTGTCTTTCCAAGTGAAAAAAGAGAGCCTCGGGTATCCGTAGGTTTAGATCCCGGTACATTGTTTGACTCTCTAGCTTCATCAGGCGTTAGACTGACCCAGGCCTTGAACATCCAGCTCTTGCTGCATCTTACCGATCGCCACACGGATGAGATCGATCTGAATGCGCTCGAGGGTTGGGACGGGGGTCACGAACACCTTGGCGTTCACGATACCGTTCTCCAGATCCTCGTCGCTGTTGATGCGGCGGTCGCAAATAACCTGGAAGGCATTGCTCGGGCGAGCACCGAACAGTGCACCGCGAACATACAGCTGGTTGAGAACGCTGTTGCCAACCGAGATGATCTGGTTGAACACAACGCCGAAGCCGTCGATAACGTTGAAGATCTGGCTGTCGAAGGCGGTACGCAGCGAACCGTACACCACGTTGAGAATAACGCGAGTGTTGACGAACTGGTACAGGCGCTGCTGGGCATCCTTGGTGTTGACGCGAGTGCGTCCACCCCAGATGAACACAGCGGTCTGCGGGTAGCCAGGCAGGGTGCGAACAGCGTTGCAACCGTCTGGGTTGAGCAGGTTCTGCTGAGCAGAGTTGATGGGGATCTGAGCAGCCACAGCATCAGCCAGCTGGTACTTGACGCCAGCAGGCGGGAACTGATAGCCTTCAGCGCGGTAACGGCGGACGGCCACACCAGTCACATAGGGCGACGGGGGAATCCACTGACCAGCACCGTTCTGGATGTAAGGGCCGTAGTAGGCGATGAATCCGAACGGGTTGAAGTAACGCTGAGAATCGTCATAGAGACGGTTCACGTTGTCGATACCAGCTTCCACGAACACGGCTTGAGGCACACCGTTGAAACCAACACCACGCAGAGCGCGATCGATGATCTCAGTGGAGGTGATAGCGTCGAAGCGCCACAGAGCGGAAGGAGGAGTTTGCTCAGGAGTGAATACCATTTCGATCTGGCTTCCGTAGCAAACTTGACCCACGGAGGTCAGGTCGCCACCGTCAGCAGCAGGGGCAATAGCCACCCACTCGTACACGGTGCCGTTGTAGGTCAGAACCAGGGTGTCGCCAGTGTTTACAGCGGTGGTGCCGTCAGGAGCCACGCCGTTGGCAAGCACATTGAAGGCCACGCCAACCAAGCGACTTTGGACAGCCTGAGCGCTTGCGGAGGAGTATCCGGAGAGCAGACCGGCTGCGGTCGGATAGGTGGTCACGTTGGTGAATACGCCTGCGCTGCTGGTTACAGTGGCAACATCGATGGTAGCAGCCAGAGCACCGCCAGTAGAGGGGATGTTCAGGGTGTCACCGATGTTGTAGTTCAGACCGCCGTTAGCGATGGCCACGGCAGTGATGCCGGTGGGCAGGGTCACAGAAGCCACAGCAACCCGAGCGCCAGTTACGCCGCCTGCTGCAGCGATGTTGAGAACGGAAGTGGTGTTGTAACCGGAACCGGGAGCATTGAGGGTAGCAGCGGTCACTTGCAGAGTCAGAACAACGTCAGACACTGTGATTGCAAAGCCCGACACACCATCGATGTTTGCTGCAAGGGCAGAAACAACCGAAGAGGAATCATAGCCGGTTCCAGGGGCACTGAGAGCCACGGAGGAAACAGCAATTGGCAGAAGGACGTTGGTAACTAAGAGGTCAGCGCTACCTGTGCCGAATGCTACGGTTACGGTGTCGCCAGCGGCATAGCCAATGCCAGCGTTGGCAATGGTGACGGCGGTTGGGGCACCAGCTACATCAGTAGCAACGTCAACAGTCAAGCCGGTACCGGCACCCGAAGTAGTAGTAGAGAGGCCAAGGTAGTTATTTGGACCCGGAGCATCATTGACGACGTTGAAAGGAGCGCCGAGGATGTCGGCAGGACCAACACCAGCGGTTTGCTGAACAGTGACGTTCAGAGTGGCTCCAGTACCGTTAGTACCGCTCACAAAAGTGGCGGGAACGTTGTTAAGGGTGTTGGTGTAAGTAGCGCCGGCAACGCTCACACTGCCGCTTCCGGGAACCAGAGAGCCAGCATTCAGGCTGTTGATGGGGCCGTTGGAGGCGGTAGAACTTACGGTCACGTTAGCGGTTGCGCCGGTGCCAGGAGGACCGGAGAATACCGATGTGGCCACGCCAGTGACGTTAGCAGTGTAGATTGCTCCGCCTGGGTCAACAACTGTGCCAGTGCCACTTGGGGCGATACCGCCAAGAGCGGAGATGGGACCCACGAGGGAGGTGAAACCGATGGTGACGTTTACAGTGGCGCCGGTGCCGAGGCCGCCAGTTGTAGTGGTAACACCGTTGTAGGTGCCAGTCGCACCGCCAGTACCGCCAGTCAGAGTGGCGAAGTTCAGACCAGTGATGGGACCGCGAGTCGAGGAGCTCGACGGATCGAAGTCACCACCCGAAATCGGATTGATTGCGGGAACCAGATAAGCCTCAGGCTGGAAGAACTGATCCACGGTGGGAACGCAATAAGCGTTGTCCACAGAGGGAGACAGACTGGTGGTCGGAGCAACCAGGTTGAGCTGAGGCAGCCATCCGCACTTGGACGTGACAGTCAGGTCTTCACCATAGGGGTTGATTTGCTCCAGACCCAGAATCAGAGAGGAGTTATTAAGGTAGATGGAGGAAGTTGGGTTAGACGCAGAGGCAGCGGGAGCAACACCAGCGTTGGCAGCTTCATTGAAGATGGCGCTGGAATCGATCTCGTACTTACGGCCACGAACAACCGGCAGAGTCAGCAGTTCGACTGGAGAGATTGTTGTCAGACCGCCACCCAGCACCTGAGAGTAGAAGATGGTGGGATAGGGGGACACGGTGTATCCGGTGGGGATACCCACGTAAGAGCCCACAGTGTAGTTGGAGAGGGAAGAAGAGACTACAAAAGTATTCTCACTGATCACCTTGACCCAGTATGAGTTGCTCACCAGTTTGGTGGTCTGCTTCACCAGATTCTTAGTGGTGGAACCAGAGGTTTCCACAATCGGCTGAGTGAAGAAGATCTTCTGACCGCTACGAAGACCGTGACCGGTCACAGTGAACACAGCAGCGCCATTGAAGGCGGTGTTAGTGCCACTGTAAGTAGCTACTTGGTTGGCAGCATTGAAAATGGTGCGGTTCACCCAGAAGAGACGATAGGTCTCGGTGGGATCCTGCAGGGTGCCAGGGAAGTGCTGGGTGTTCACGCCTGCGTCAGCACCGGAGATGTTCTCAATCAGGTCGGAAGTTTGACCGTTGATGGTCACTGGGAGATCCCAGTTAGCATCGGCGTAGGTCAGCAAAGCTGTAGAACCAGTGGCGGTCGGAATGAAAACAGTGCCGTTAGGCAGAGTGCCAAAGGCGAGTTTGGAGGAACCACCGGCCAGCACAGCGGCATTGTAGATGTTGGAAGCGTCAGCGGCAGTGAGAGCCAGCATAACGTTGTTCAGGGAGTAGCTTCCGTACTGCACCACATCGTAAGGGGCAGCGATTACATACACTTCACCGCTTAAGTTTTGACCTGCTGATCCCCCAACAATACTGGCATTGGCGAAGTTGCTTCCGGTGACTACATCACTCAGAACCACCTTTTGAATGGAAAGGTCAACGGGCCAGTACTGGTCGGTATCCAGAGCGAACAGGAACTCATTGGAGCCACTGCCGGCACTCACGGTGTATTCACCGTTGTCCAAGAGCCCTACTTGGATGGAGTCCGGAACCAGGTTAGCTGATTCGTTGATGGCGGTCTCGTCGGTGGGGGAATTTACCAGGGTCTGATAAGACAGCTTGGTGTAGGTAACATCAACACCGGTCCACTCATAGATGGCGTTGTCGACGAGATACTTCAGACCGGTAATCAGATCGGCAGCGGCCTGATGGGGGACATAGTCCTCATACTTGTTGATATCGGTGACCAGGTAAGGACCGGGGTCAGCCAGAGCCATCCACTTGAAGTTGTTGCTCTCACAGTGAGCAGCAGCAGCAGCACCTACGAGCGCACGACCAGCAGCATCAAACTGAGCGTAAGCGGTAGGAGTGATCAGGTAGCCCTGATCTTGGGAACCGTCGAACGCAGTAGCAATGCACTGGGTGTAGTCCTGGGGGACGCGTTCCAGATTGGCCTGCTCGCCAACGATATTCTCAATGTCGTAGGTGTTCTGCATGAACACGAAGTTGCTACCCACGGGGAACACTTCGGTTACCACAGACAGGTCACCGTCGAAGGTGGCAGCGGCGATGGAAACGAAGCTATTCTGGGAATTAGCGTACTTGATGGGATCCAGGTCATTCAGCTGACCGAAGTCACGCACATAGACCGCAGAGGAAATCGCAGGGTTGGTCTCAATCGCGGCGGCCACAGCGGCAGCAATAGCGGAAGAGATCTTGCGGTTGTTGACCTCGTCACCGGCAACATAGTTCACCGGAATGGTCACAGGAACGCCCAGATACTCGCCATCGGCGGTGTAACCGGTCGAACCGTCGCCAGCAACGAGCTTCATGCCGTTGATGGTCATCTGAACGAACACCTTGTTTCCGGCCATCAGGGCAGAGGGCAGAGAGGTGCTATTGAGCTTAGATCCAGAGGGAAAGAACTCGAGTTCAACGATCTGGTTCGGAGTGCCTACACGCACAACGCGCAGGTCGCCAACTTGAGCGTTGGCAAAGAACTCTTGAACGCAGTTGTAGCTCAGAAGAGGAATCCGGGAATCGGGAACAGTGGAGTTACCGACGCGAATGAGAGCTTTGTAGTCGTTGAGAGAAGAAATTTTGATGGGAGTGTTGAAGGGGAAGCGAGTTACGGGAACGTCTTCTTCCGTCTCAACAAGCATATAAACGGTGCTGAACGAAGCTAGATCAGCTGTTGCAAGCTTGCCTGGCTGCTCATTAATATAAACACCAGGTGCCCCAGGGGTGATCCCACTGGTGCCCAGAGAAAAAGTGGCCATGTTGATATGGATGTGAACCCTTCTTTTTCAGCCGGTCTAGCGGCAGGGTAGGCTCCGCGTAGGTCACCGTGGTGGACCGGGTTACTCTAAGGCTTTTACCCGTTTTGCTGGCCGGTAATTGCTTGAACACTGTCGAAGGTGATCCCGTTCAGTTCTTCACGATCGAGCACACCTTGGAGTGTGTATTTATTGAGGGAGATGTCATAGAGTTCTTCCGTGTCATACGGGTAGATGGAAGCCGCTTGCTCAACTGTTGGTAAACCAAACAAAAAATCCCCCTGAGAGAGTCCCCCAGGGGTTTGACGTGTTGGCGTCGAGGTCAGGCGAATTTGAGCCCCGAGTGGAGGTAGTTCCGTCACCTTCCACTGCGGGTTCTCTTCTAGAACTTCTCTATAACTCAGGGAGTCAGAGAAATAGAGATAACCTAGCTTTCTCCATGAGTGTTGCTGCTGGAAGGGGAAGGATACTGTCATTAGACTCGTTTTTGAGCGCGGGCGAGGAGGCGGGCACCGATGGAAGTACCACGATTCAGTTCAAAACCTTGTTCTTGGGCCACTTGGCCGGCGGCTTTCTCAAGCGCAGCGGGATTGGTGGGCACGAACACATTTTCATCCACGGTCTTTTTGGCAAGCTTCGCCCGAACATCGGTCTGAATTTTTTCGGCGGGAGTTGCCTCGGGGGCAGCCACGGGCTCTTCCGAGGGGGTTTCGGTTTCGATGTTCACGGGAGCGGCAGCTGCTTTCGTCTCGATCACTGGGCTCTCGATGCGCCCCTCCTCGGGGGTCACCTGAAGGTCACCGGCGGCGGGAGCGGCTTTGGTGCGGGAAGTTCTGCGAGTTGTCATTTCCTTTGATGTGTAGGGTTTGCGTTTGCGGGGTCACCGACGACGACTCAAAATGTTTTTCCAAGAGATTGGAACAATTTGTTTCAGGGAGACGTCTGGAACTCCCATCCAGGGTCGGGCTGCCATTTTTGAGGTGCCGAACTGGTTGTAGCCGCCGTAGTAGGTGCTCCTCACGGAGAAAACATTTCCGCGAGTTGTGATGATGGCGGCATCCTGCATGAGGCCTGTTCGCCTCAGAATGGGTTCGCCGGGGAAGTTCTTTTGCTTCCAGGCGGCGTAGCGAGGGGTCAGTCTCGCCCAAGGACGTTGATACGTGGGATCTACCTGTCTCTTCCAAAACTGAGGATGATCATCCAGGAGAACAGGGATCCATTCCTCTTTTGTGGGTTTCCACCATTTCAGGTTGAGGGGAGTCAGTCCGCGCCCGGAGTTATCGACTTT